AATGCAACCGGCTTTATTGGGCTTATATAAGCAAATGGTTGAATCTTTGGTTGTTACCCTACCGAGTGCAAGACAGTTTGCGGCGGCTATTGATGAAACCTTTAAAAAGATTGAACAGAATTTGGCTCAACCTGAACCCGAACAGCCCGATCCTGATTTGATGAAAGCTCAAGCGGAGGTTCAAAAGAACCAAAACGAGCTTTTAGTTAAACAGGAAGCCAACGCCATTAAAGAGCAAGAAGTTCAGCTCAAAAAGGAAATTGAAGACAATAAGGTTATGATGGCTAACAAGGAAGCTGATATGCAGTTTGACCTTAAAATGGCTGAAATTGAGGCAGGGCGTGATGCTAATGCCAATATCACAACAGGATATGTGAGAGGGTTCTAATGTTTGAAGAGTTTCAGTTGCCTGATGGGACTTGGGCGGAGTGTTCAAAGGATATTGATGAATACTTAAAGCGGTCAGGTTCAGCGATGGCAAGTGATTACAGCGGTGAGTTCTTAAAGAACCGCCGTTTTTTTATTGAAAAAGCACAGTCTGACGAATTGATGGCTGACTTCATTCACAATTATAAAAAGGAAATATGGAGATGACAGATTTGAGAGATCAAATTGAACAGGCTTGGTCTTCAGCTGAAGAGCAAAGCACCGAGCCAAAAGAAGTGGTTACAAGTGAGAATAACGAAACGGCTCCGGAACCGGTTGAAGTTATTACCGCACCTAATAGCTACCGACAAGAATTTAAGGACAGTTTTAATACACTTTCACCCGAATGGCAGAAATATCTGAACGAGCGGGAAAAGGAATACCAACAGGGGCTGTCCAAAGCTAGAAATGCCTATAACTGGATTGATAAATTCTACAACGACCGCAAGGATAGTTTGACGAGCCAAGGTTATAAGGATGTTCAAGATTATTTAGAAACCTTGGACGGAATTGCCACGGCTTTGAGTAATGATCCTGCGACCACGTTGGCAAGATTATCATCTATTTATAATGTTTCTAACACAGATGACACCTTACAAAAGCAACTAAACGCTTATGGGCAACAGATTTCCCAATTACAGGGATATTTGCAGTCTAGAGAGAATGAGCGTGTCAAAACCGAATACGACAACTTTATCAATGCCAAAGACGAGGCGGGAAATCCTGTTCACGGATATTTTGAAGATGTCCGTGCAGAGATGCAAACCTTGTTAAAGGCTGGTTTGGCTAAAGACTTGGAAGATGCTTACAATCAGGCTATCTGGCGAGTTGAAAGCGTTAGGGAGAAACTTCTTGATGCTAAAGCCAAAGAAACATTGAGTGCCAAAACCACTCAAGCGAAAGTTGCCAAAACTGCGGCATTTGACCCGAGTTCTAAAAATGACGGAAAGGCTAAAGCGTTGTCGTTGCGTGAGGAAATTGAACGTAACTATGATAATTTAGGAGATTAACAATGGCAGGAAATGTCAACTTTGATAACTTGCTGACCACTACCCTCGAATCTCGTACAGGTAAGTTGGCAGACAATGTTACAGACAACAACGCACTTCTTTCTCGTTTGAAAGAACGTGGCAACATCCGTCCGATTTCTGGCGGTACAAAAATTGTAGAAGAATTAGAGTATGGCGAGAGCGATACATATTGGTATTCTGGCTACGACACTTTAACATTCAACAACCCGCAATTATTCACAGCCGCTGAATATGAGCTGAAACTCTTGGCTGCTCCGATTGGTTGCTCTGGTGAAGAACTGTTGAAGAACAGCGGTCGTGAAAGAGTAATCGACTTGATGGAAGCCAAAATTAAAAATGCTGAAAAATCTTTGGCTAACCAAATGTCTGTCGGTATTTATTCTGATGGTACCGGCAACAGCGGTAAACAGTTGACCGGTTTGAAAGCTTTGGTTGCTGATGATCCGACTACTGGAACTGTTGGTGGCATTAACCGTGCTACTTCAGGCAACGAATTTTGGCGTAACCAAACATCAACTGCTGCAAGTGCTTTGACTGCATCCACCATTTATGAAGCTATGAACGGTGTGTTCTTGGCTTGCTCTCGTGGTTCTGACAAACCTGACTTGATTGTAGCTGATGACTCTATGTTCAAAACCTATGAGGCTTCTCTTGTTCCTCAACAGCGTTTCACCAATGCAAAATTGGGTGAAGCCGGTTTTGAGAACTTGAAGTTCAAAGGTGCTGACGTAATTTATGACGGCGGTATTGGTGGTGCTTGCCCGTCTAAGCATATGTATTTCTTGAACACCGAATATTTGAAACTCCGTCCACATCGTGAACGTAACTTCAAATTGATTGGTGATCGTGAGCGTGTAGCTATCAACCAAGATGCTATTTATAGAATCATTGGTTGGGCTGGTAACTTGACTATGTCAAACGCTCAACTGCAAGGCGTATTGATTGACGCTTAATTTATGAGGGGCGGGGAAACTCGCCCCCTTTTTTAGGAGGAAATTATGGATATTGATTTTTCGATGTTTCAAAATTATTTGCAAAAGGGCAGTACTGAACAAGGCGTGTTTGCCAGATTTTATGATAAATTCATTAAGACAGGAAAGATTTTAGAGAATGGTCTGCCTGAATTTGAAGAAGTGGTTTATGTTGAAATCAGAGTAAAGGACAGCCACGAGATTGCAGACCGGAGGGCTACAAGGGAAGACTTTGCAAGATTCCCGAGAGAATACAGTTTTTATACGGTTAAAAAGGAAAAAGCCAAAGAGGGAACACCTTTGAATATGTTTGCCTTTTTGAGCTTGCCACAGATTGAGGCTTGTGCATCAAGAGGGATATTTACGGTTGAGGATTTAGCCGGACTTGATGAGGATAAAGCTCACTCAATTAATTTAGAGATGGAAGTTGCTCTTGCTAAAAAGTTTTTGGACGTTTCTAAAAACAATCAGGTTATTGCTGATTATGAAAAGGAAGTCAAAAAACTAAAGGCAAGAATTTCCAAACTTGAAGAAGAAAACAAAGCTTTGAAAGAACAGAAATGAACATTTTAGAGATAGCACAAGAGGCGGCGGATATTTGTGCGGTTGCAAGACCGAGAGATTTATTCAATACCACCTCGCAAAATGACCAGTTATTTGCAAGCGTGGTAAAGTCCACGCTTTCGAGTCTGATGCGACACGCTGACTGGCAAGCTTTAACCCGTGATGGTGTTTTATACACCTCTGACGGGGTTAAGGATTATGTCATTGATAATATAGTGCCTGATTTTCATTCTTTGATTGGGTCTAGCTTATATATGAAAGACAACATCAGAAACGTCATCGGTGCTATCACAGAGGAACGCTGGGCGAGAGAAAAGCAATATCATTGCCCTGAAATTGACGTGATTTTTAAGATTCAAAACAATATGTTTAGATTTCTTAAGAACCCCGGCGATTTAGAGATAAGGTTTAACTATAAATCAAATGCGGTGTGCATTGATGCGGTAACAAGCGAGCCGAAATCTCAACTGACAGCTAACACAGATATTCCGGTCTTTGACCCTTATTTAGTTAAGTTAGGTATTGTTTGGAGATGGAACAAGCGAACCGGTCTTGATTATGCTGAAGAATATAACGAATATCAGCGAGAATTAGACAAGAGTTATGCTGAAACCAAAGCACCGAGTGATATAAATCTTGCATATCACGTTGGAATTTTTGACGAACCAAACGGCGGAGCGATTGTAGATGGCTATACAAATAAACAGGGGTGTTAAGTCAAAAGACATAACTATTCCAAGTCCGATAATGGGGTTAAACCGTGAGGATTCTCTTGCGGCTATGAACCCTCTGTATGCGGTAAGAATGGATAACTATATCCCGATGGACTCTTATGTTGAACTCCGCCCCGGATATACAAACTATTGCACCCTCGGGGCTGACAGAACTAAAGTCAAGACTTTGGCAAGTTATCACTATCCGTCATATAATGCCTTTTTTGCGGTTTATGAAAATAAGATTTGGGACATAACCTCGGGGGCTAGTCCTGTTGATATGGGAGTTACGCTGACCGAGGGATATTGCCAAACCGTTCAATATAAAAACTACCTTTATTTTATGAACGGTGCCGATACTCCGCAAGCTTATTATGTTGACGGAAACGGTGATGCTCATATAGGGGCTTGGGGTTTTTCGGGAACCGGCCTGACTGGTAGTAAGATTATATCGGGTACTGTAAGTAAAGAGTTTTTGTGGTTTGTTGAAAAGAACACGCTCACAGCTTGGTATAGTGATATTGCCGGTTCGATTTCAGGTACTTTGAAACCTTTTGATTTGAGTCAAATATCAAAGTGGGGCGGTCATTTGGTGGCTATTGCCAACTGGACGATCGATGGCGGTGTAGGTATTGACGACTATACAGCGTTTATCACGTCCGAGGGTGAAGTTTTGGTTTATTATGGCTCTAACCCTAACGATGCTTCCAACTGGTCGCTTAAAGGCTCGTATAAGATTGCTAAACCGATTGGATATAGATGCACGCTTCAATATCAAGGCGATGTCATTATTATTACTCAAGACGGATATTTTCCGATGGGTAAGGCATTGGCAACAGCAAACGCCGGTGATTCTTTGGTTGCGTTTTCAAATAAAATCCGTGGGTTAGTGATTGAGCGAACCTCACAGAATAAGGATAGAAAAGGCTGGCAAGGTATTATCTACACTAAAAAAGGTTATGGGATATTCAATGTTCCTGTTGCCGAGCAGTTTGAACAGCACGTCATTAACGTGAATACAGGTGCTTGGTGCAGATTTACGAATATTCGTGCGGTTTGTTGGTGTTTGTTTGACGACAAATTATACTTTGGATCGGATAATGCGGTTTTCCAGTTTGACTCGGCTTATTCTGATGACGGTGTTGCCATTGATGGTATAGTTGAACAGGCTTTTAATGATTTCGGAACGCCGAACATTAAGAAAGTCCAATTATTGAACCCAAGAACATCGGCTTCAGCTCCGTTTGCTCTGACTTGCTATGTAGATACTGATTATAAAAAGAGAAATCTTAATTATATAAACAACGTGGAGCTTTCGGCCGGTTCTAAATGGGATGTTTCAAAGTGGAACACAGCGACTTGGGCTGTTGACACCGCTAATGATATAAACTCGCAATGGATTATGTGTTCAGGTGCAGGGTTTAAGATTGGTGTCGTATTCAAGACTAAAACGAGGGGGATATTAGTTGACTGGTTTGACACAGGTGTCAGATTCCAAGCCGGAACGGGTATTATGTAAGCCCGCTGATGTAGTGGAATTTGTATGTAAGGGACTAGGGGACAGGGTTGAGGAATATCAGCCCTGTTTGAGTCTTGGAATATATTATAAAGGTCTAATCGGTGGAATATTAATCCACGATTTAAGACCGGAAATTGACTGTTATTTAACTATCTACACAACCTCAAAGCGTTGGGCAACTAAAAGCGTTTTGAAGTATGTGTTCGGAATTATTTTTAATCTAATGAAATGCAGGCGGTGCTCTGTTTTGGTGAGTAAAGCCAACTCTAAATCCTTGAAGATGTGCGAACAGCTAGGTTTTAAGGTTGAGGGGTTGCTTCGACAATACCGAGATGATGGCGATGACTGCTATTGTTTAGGAATGTTAAAATCGGAGTGTAAATGGAATGAGTAAATCTAAAAAGGTCAAATATGATATGTCGCCTTATAAGAATTACGAAAGTTACTTAAAGAGCTATGACACATCAAACGTTGACAACACGCTTTCTAACCTGACACAGAATGCGTATAATCAAAGCCAACAGTTAGGGAATATGGGCGATTATACCTTTAGCGTTGACGGTTCGGACGAGGCACGTCAAAGAACACAAGAAGCTTTGTATAATTCAGCTGTTGACAGACTAACCCCGCAATTTGAACGCCAAACTTCAGATATGGCAACTAGATTGCAAAATCAGGGTATTCCTGTTGGTTCAGATGCCTACAACCGAGCTATGGGCGATTTGGAAGAAAAACAAAACGATGCTCTGACTCAAGCGGCTTATCAATCAATCTTGGCAGGTAATGACGAGTTCAGCCAGTCTTTGGGCGATGAGATTAATGCCGGCGGTTTCGGTAACCAAGCACAACAGTCGTATATCAACCAACTGTTGAGTCAATTACAAGGTTCGGCTAGTGGTTATGAAAATC